CAGCATATGCAACTAAGAATGGTGATAAGGAAGCGGCTTTCTTTGCCATTGACAAGAACAGTTCAGAGTTAGCCATACTTAAAGTACACGACATGGAAATGATTGATGCACCTTCAAGAGTTAGAGCGCTGAAGGATGTGGTGCAAATGGAAACACCACCAAATAAGTGTTACTCTGATACAGCAGATGGTACGTCAGGCAATCGTAAGCTGGTGATTGGTTGTGTGTTCTGTGCCTACAAGAAAGAGTGTTGGAAGGACGCTAATAATGGAGAGGGTTTAAGAGCATTTAAATATTCTAATGGTGTACGCTACCTCACTAACGTAGCAAGAACACCTGATGTGGAGGAGATTAAACTCTAATAATAATGAAAAGAAAAAAATATAAACATCAATATAAATCTAATTCAGAATATGACGCAGCCCAACAGCTACACAAATTAAAGATTAACTTCGACTACGAAAAAGAAAAGCTTGCGTATGAGTGGCGAGAGGATAAGAATTATATCCCAGACTTTTTCCTAAACAACGGGGTTATTCTTGAGGTGAAGGGACGCTTCCTTCCAGAGGATAGAAAGAAACATCTGTTCATCAAGGCGCAATACCCTGACCTTGATATTCGTTTTGTGTTTGACAATCCATACAGAACATTGTATAAAGGTGGGAAGATGACCTATGCAGACTGGTGTGAGAAGCATGGCTATCACTACTGCAAGTTGAGGGATGGCATACCAGAGGATTGGTTAGCCAGAGATGCTTATGGTAAGTAGCACAGGCATATCAATTATACTGGATGAGTTTCGTCCAGAAGAGTCATCACCAGAACGCACATTATTCTTGTGTGTTATTTTACAAGCGTTGCTTGATGCAACCAAAGAGGAGTACGAAGGAGAGCCAGTTGAGGTGCGGATTGACAGAGACAGGGCGAAGGCTTGGTTCTTTGCATCAGTAGGTACAACGGCAGAAGACTTTAATGAAGTATGTATATGCGCAGGTGTTGACCCTAATTACATGCGAGACTTTGCATACAAAGTTTTAAAATCAGGAGAGATAGATTATGTCAGACGTAGAATCAACGCAGTCCTTGGACATTAACCCTTTTGAGGATGTATACTTTGAAAAGGTAAGCGACCCAGTAAATAGTCCTGCACACTACAATCACAAGGGAGTGGAAGCTATCGAGGCTATCGAGGCTAGTATGTCGCAGGAAGAATATCAGGGCTACCTTAAGGGTAACTGTATGAAATATCTATGGAGATATAAATACAAGGGCAAACCTGTGGAAGACTTAAAAAAATGTCAGTGGTATTTGCAAAAGCTTATTGCATCCCACGAGCAACTGTAGTATAATTCAAACTCTTGGACACTTGAAAATGAACGTAACTTATTTAGACCACATGGGCAGTGACTTGACAGTAGTCAACGCTGCAAGAGTATCATTCAATAAAGAAAGCAAACTAGAACACAATGGACGCTATGCTTACCTATCTGATAAAGATGTTAAACTTATCAACTACTTGGCAGAGCATGGTCATTGGTCACCTTTCTCTCACTGCTTCGTTCAATTCAGAATTGAAGCACCCATCTTTGTCGCAAGACAACTTATCAAACACCAAGTAGGGTTGGCATGGAACGAGGTAAGCCGCAGGTATGTGGACTACACGCCTAAGTTCTATTGTCCTAAAGAGTGGAGGCTACGAGCCGACAATGTTAAGCAGGGCAGTTCAGATGATACTGTCAACTATAACATTACACAGCTATCCCTTGAGTGTTTGAACGAGTATAATCATATGCTAGAGCAGGGCATTGCACCAGAGATGGCTCGCATGGTACTGCCACAAAACATGTACACAGAATGGTACTGGTCTGGTTCGCTATACGCTTTTGCTCGTGTTGTTAATCAACGCACTGATGACACAGCACAGGAGGAGACACGCTGGATAGCTGAACAGATTAGTCAGGAGTGTGCCAAGATTTTTAAACATAGCTGGAAAGCACTAACAGGAGAGGAGTACGAGGATAAGTATGACACAGAATACTACGACTAACATTTCCTATGCACAAAACAAAGAAGACATTATACTAGAACAGATACATCAGGCTGTGTGTGATGAGCAGACAGGATACTTCTTTGAGATAGGTGCTGGTGTGAGTGGACAACACATAGAGTGCAACACATATCTACTCAAGCTTAGAGGATGGGACGGTGTTATCATTGACAGGATTGGCGACCATCCATTAATTAAGAATGCTTTCGTCACTACTGACAACATACTAGACTTGATGAGCGAGTGTCCCAAACATATAAACATCTTTTCGATTGACATAGATAGTTATGACTGGTATATTGTTAAGAAAGTTTTGGACAGCAACATGTACGACATTGATATTATTTGCACAGAAATAAATTCTTATCACGATTATAAGTATGCAGACCTGATACAACATAGAGATTATGTCAGGGAAGGTAAGTCAAACTGCTTTGGTGCTACCTTGTATGCTTATAAGAACTTACTTAATAAATATGGGTACTCGCTTATTTATGTTGAAGACAGAGGCGTTAATGCTTTCTGGGTTAAGAATGATAAGGCACATCTGTTCGATAATGCTGATGACTTTGAACATCACTACAAGAAAACAAATATAAAGAATAGCTGGTCAAGACCAGACCCTAATCCAAGATACTTAACATCAGAGGAACTACTAAAGGAGGACAATAATGAATAACTATTTACCGTCTGACTACCAGACGTTTATTGCAACGTCACGTTATGCAAGATGGATTGAAGAGGAGAATCGCCGTGAGACATGGGCTGAAACTGTGGGTCGCTTTATGGATAATATTGTACGTCCTTCTGGCGTAAGCGAACAAGACATTGCAGAGATACACGAAGCCATTCTAGGTCTACAAGTTATGCCTAGTATGCGAGCCTTGATGACAGCAGGTGCTGCGGCAGAGCGTGACAACACATGCGTATACAACTGTAGCTACTTGCCTGTTGACCATCCTCGTGCCTTTGACGAAGCAATGTTCATCTTGTTGTGCGGTACAGGCGTAGGCTTTAGCGTTGAGCGTCAAGCCATCAGCAAGCTGCCTACAGTACCTAATGAGTTGCACGATAATGGCGACACGATTGTTGTAGCTGACAGCAAAGAAGGCTGGGCTAAAGGGCTACGTAAACTTATCTCTCTCCTGTACACAGGTGATGTACCTAAGTGGGACTTGTCTAAGATTCGTCCTGCTGGTGCAAGGCTTAAAACCTTTGGCGGTCGTGCCTCTGGACCAGAGCCGCTTAACGATTTGTTTAAGTTTGTTGTGGCTAAGTTTAAGGGTGCGGCTGGTCGTAAGCTGAACAGCATTGAATGCCACGACATTATGTGTAAGATTGGTGAGGTAGTTGTGGTAGGTGGTGTACGCCGTAGTGCTATGATTAGTTTGTCCAACCTATCTGATGACCGCATGCGTCATGCTAAGTCTGGTCAGTGGTGGGAGAACGAAGGGCAACGAGCCTTGGCTAACAACTCTGTAGCCTACACAGAAAAGCCTGACATGGAAACATTCCTACGTGAGTGGACTGCGCTAGTAGAAAGCAAGTCTGGTGAGCGTGGTATCTTCAGCCGTGAAGCAGCAGACAAACATGTTGCTCGCAACGGCAGACGTAAGACTGGACAGGAGTGGGGTACTAATCCTTGCAGTGAAATTATCCTACGACCCTACCAGTTCTGTAACCTGACTGAAGTTGTTATTCGTGCAACCGATACAATCAAGTCGCTTGAACGTAAGGTTAGACTGGCTACCATCCTTGGTACTATTCAATCTACTTACACTAACTTCCCATATCTTCGCCCTATCTGGCAGAAGAATACAGAAGAAGAAAGGCTGTTGGGTGTAAGCCTGACAGGTATTATGGACAATGAACTTACTTATAAAGCAGATGCAAAAACATTACAGAAGCTTCGTGACGTTGCTGTACAGACAAACAGGGATTATGCTAAGTCGTTTGGAATTGATGAGTCTGCGGCCATCACTTGTGTTAAGCCTTCAGGTACTGTGTCGCAGCTTGTTGATAGTGCTTCTGGCATTCATGCTCGTCACAATGCGTATTACATCCGCACTGTACGGGGCGATAACAAAGACCCTCTCACGCAGTTCCTAAAAGAATCTGGCATTCCTGCAGAGCCTTGTGTGATGAAGCCTGACAGTACTACAGTGTTCAGCTTTCCTACCAAGTCACCTGCTGGAGCAGTCACACGTAACGACATGGATGCTATTGAGCAGTTGGAGTTATGGAAACTGTACGCACTTAACTGGTGTGAACACAAACCATCTGTCACCATTACAGTGCGTGAGAATGAGTG